GAAACACTTATGATATTAACAACTAATAAATCACAATACATTAAGAATTGTTCAACAGACAAGTCATTTGCAATTAGATTTTCTAAATATGCAAACCATATGATGTTCTTGCCTAAGTCAATGGTAAAAATTAAAGAAATAGAAATTCAAAAAGATGGCCAATACTGGTCCACAAAATATGAATTTGAGATTCCAAAGTGGTTATATTACAGATTATCAAAAAAAGACCAAGAAACAATTGATTCAATACAAGAAGAATGGAAACAAGAAAACAATTCATAAGCAGAATGCAATGGATGATCGCAGAAATAAAGTCAAGTGACTTTTCAGATGCACACATTCTGACAATGCTTGAATACGAAATGCAACAAAGAGATAAGAAACTTATTACAGACACAAAAAGAAAAGTGTTTGGAATAATGGAACTAAAAAAATCTTATGGTCATTCAACATCAATTGTTCTTGAAACTGGAATACAAAAGATTGATGAAATTTCAAGCACTATATAAAAAATTACACTATATTTACGCAATCACTAACTAAAAAAACTAATTATGTCAAGATTATTTAATCAATTTCTTCAAAGACATTTTGATGGAAATGTTCACGCACACGAACAACAACTTTCAAATGAACTAAATGCTGAACATCAAGAATGGCAACATGAAAGACAGAAATGGATCGATGGAAAAATCACACTTTACAATGGTGGAACGGTTGAACAATGGGTGAAACTTGGAAGACCAGCTAACAAAAATAGAAACATTTAAAAAAAGACACAATGCAAAAGAAAGGAATAGTAAAAAACGTACAATCAACTGGAACTTGGGATGGTAAGTTTGGAACAATGTACAAGTTTGAAGTGACTATTGGTGATGACACTGGTGAATATTCTTCAAAGTCAAAAGACCAAACAAAGTTTGTGATTGGTCAAGAAGCAGAATACACATTCACTGATGGCAATTACCCAAAAATAAAACCAGTCTTCACACAATCATTTGGTGGTGGATTCAATAAGTCAGAGAATCCAGAAAGACAAAAGATGATTGTCAAGCAGTCATCATTGAAAGTTGCAGTTGATTTGTGTATTGCAAACAAAAAGACAGATTTGAATTCAGTGTTTGAATTAGCTGACAAAGTTGTTTCTTGGGTTATGGATGACAATGCTGGACAACCAGTTGATGATGGATACACTTCAGTGAAGAAACAACAACCATCAAAATCTGATGACTTACCATTTTAAATATGATTTGGACACCAGAAAATAAAGCAGAACAATTGTTCATTGACTTGTTTGAAACAAAGTCAAATATGTCAAAGGAACTTGGTATCACAAGAAAGACACTTGATTCCTATTTGAAGAACAATGACAAGATGTTTACACAAATTAAGAAGATTGCAAGACTGAAAAATATTTCAGAACTTACCATCTTTAAAGCAATCACATCTTGATGGAACATTCATTTGACATAAATCTTGCAAGTGAAATTGGTCTTGAAGAATCAATAATGATGAAACATTTTATCTTCTGGATCAAAAAAAACAAAGCAAATAATAAACACTTTCACAAAGGTAGATTCTGGACATACAATTCAGTTTCTGCCTTTGATGAATTGTTTCCTTATTTCACCAAAAGTCAAATCAGAAGAATATTAAAATCACTAACTGACAAGAATTTTATACTTCAAGACAATTTTAATTCTGCAAAATACGACAGAACAAAATGGTTTGCGATTGTAGATTCACAAAGATTTGTTGATTCTGACAAATGGAATTGTGAAAACACACAAATGGATTTGTCTAAAATCACAAATGCAATTGTGCAGAATGACAAACCAATACCATATACTACAAACACAGATACTATAAACACAGATACTAAAACCATATACAAAATGTCAATAGACATTTATCATAAATTTTGTTTGTCAAATTTTGATGCACCAGCAAAGATTGATGCAGTTCAAGGAAAAGCAATGAAGACCATTTTGAGCTATTTAAAAACACTTTGTAAACAAAAGGGTGATGATAGTCAAGAAAATATTTTGAATGCTTTAAAATACATATTTAAGAATTGGAAGAATCTTGAACCGTTTCTTCAGAAGCAAGTAAAATTGTCACAAATTAATTCTAACTTGGTGAACATTATTCAACAACTAAAAGAAAACAAACCATCAAACAACATAGCTGATGACATCCTTGCAAAATATAGACAATAAAATCACAACACCGATCCATTCTGAATTCAACAAACAAGTGTTGAAAATGAACATGAATGACATTGTGAAGATTGCACTGGTTGACAAACCACAATCAATCTACAAGTCAATGAAACTTGAAGAAGAAAAAACAATTGACATTCTGATGTTAATGCTTATAAAATTCCAAGACTTTTATAATTGCAAAAGCAAAATGGACAGACCACAATTGGAAGAAACTGCATACATTATTTGTCAGCAATTTAGACACTTCAACTATTATGACATCGGAATGTGTTTGAAACTTGCAAAGATGAATGAAAAGATATTTGACAGAATAGATGGTGGAATGATTTTGGAATGGTTGACCAGATATGACATCACAAGAACTGGTTTGGTTATTACAGAAAGACAAAAACAAAAAACAAGACAAGATTCAGAATGGTCAGCACTTGGTGAAAGAAGTTCAGTTCAAAGACTTAAAGACTTTTTAAAATGAACAAAGATGAAGTCAAACAATATCACAAAACTTACAGAAGATATTTATCTGCTGAAGAAGAAAAACATATTCAGTATTGTAAAAACAACAATTTAGTATATCAATCTGCATATGAATTAATGTTTGGATACAACTTCAATGTAAAACCATATAAACCAAAAGCACATATCAGACCAAGAACTTCTGGTGGAAAATTAAATGGTGAATTCATATGAGAAAACAAAAAGAAGAACAACTTCAAAAAGCAGTTGTCAGATATATGAAGATGCAACATAAAGATGTATTTGTGAACGGATCACTTGGTGGTGTTTATATTGCATCTGCAAGACATCGGTCATATAAGGCAAAAGGTTATCAAGCTGGGTTTCCAGATTTGTTTGTCTATTCACCAAGAATTGTTGAAGGTGAATACATCAGTGGTCTTGCAATCGAATTGAAAGTCAAAGGAAATTATCCATCAGAAAACCAAAAGAAAGTGATTGGAATTTTAAATGCGAACGGTTATTTAGCAGTTGTTTGTACTGGTTTAGATGAAACAATTGAAAGAATTGAATGGTATTTGTCATGTACTATTCCACAAGCTGATGTTAACTACACAATAAAAGAATGAAAAACTGGCATCCAATTGAATGGATATACAAAGATTTCAACTATTATCTTGGTTTTGCAATAAACAAAACAAAAGACAAAGACTTGTCTGAAGATTTAGTCCAAGAAACATTTGTTCAATTGATGACAATGAACCAACACAAACTTCTTATCATCATAGATTCTGGAAAAATCAAAACCTATGTTTGCAAGATTATGATGGTGAAATTTTATTCAAGCAAATCACAATTCAACAAGAAGATGGTTCAATACAAAAGAAAGAAGATTGAAAGTGATGAATCATTTCTTGAACACCTGGCCAACAAAAATGCAGATGATGAACAAGGACAATTGCATCACATTGAAAAGATGAACAAAAAGATTGATGATTGTTTAAACACATTTGATGAATATGACAGAAAGTTGTTTCAACTATATTATGAAACTGGTCTTTCAATAAGAAGATTATCTGAAGAAACTGGAATCACTTTCAAGTCTATTCAATACACTATTGACAAAGTAAAAAAGAACATAAAGGATTTGATATGAAAATCACAAATGAATGCAACATGGAATTAATGTCAAGGTACAAAGACAATCATTTTGACTTGGCTATTGTTGATCCACCTTATGGAATTGGAGATTTCAGAAACACAAAAAGTAAAAAACACCACAAGGAAATAAAATGGAACAATCAAATACCAAAACAAAAGTATTTTAATGAATTAAATAGGGTAAGTAAAAATAAAATAATTTTTGGTGTTAACTATTACAATAAATATGTCAATGATGTTGGTAGAATAATACACGATAAAACAGGTGGTGGTAAAAGAAATGCACCTAAAGGGTTGTCTGATTGTGATATTGCTTCACATAGTTTTGGTGTTAATATGAAAATTTATCATTACACATCAATAGGCAATGTTATTGGAAATAAAATTGATTGGGAAAATGAATTAAGATGGCATCCTTGTCAAAAGCCTATAGCATTATATGAGTGGCTTTTAATGAACTATGCTAAAGAGGGCGATAAAATACTTGATACACATCTTGGTTCTGGCTCAATAGCGATAGCTTGCCACAATTTAGGATTCGATTTAACTGCTTGTGAACTTGACAAAGACTATTACAAAGCATCTATGAAAAGAATTAATCAGCATAAAGCACAATTAAGGATAATATGATACCATTTAAAGCAGACAAAGAACTTGCATCAAAAAGAATTGCAATTTGTGAATCTTGCAGACACTTTAGAAAGAAATCAAGAACTTGTGGCACACCAGTAGTTGGTACAAAAGTAGGTAAGAAAAGAACTTGTGGTTGTTTTATGGATGCAAAGACAAAACTTTCATTCAGTAAATGTCCATTTAATAAGTGGGAATTTCTTCAAGTCACTGAAAATGATTATCTTGCAATCAAAAATTTGCTTGAAGAAGTTAAACAAACCATCAATCCAAATCAAAAAGAAGTTCTTTACAATATGCAAAGAAAGTATATTGGTGGAAATACCAAGACAAGCAATTGTGTTCCATGCTTAAAATCAGCATTGAATGAAATGAAAGAAATTGTTGAACAATATGAAAAATAAAAGATGTCACAATTAGTTCTTCCAGTAAGTGTTGAAACAATAGCAACAAGGCATGATGGATCAGTCAAGATTGTCATGGGTACATATGAACTAAACACACAATCATCAGTCAAATTGTTTGATTTAAGAAAGACTGAATGCTTGATGTATCTTTCAAGTGATAATATATCACAAGATGAACTTGATGCTTTAGATGGCTTTAAATTAGAGAATGAAAAGACAGATGGAAAAACACCATCACAAAGACTTCGTGCAGTTCTTTATGTTTATTGGAAACAAAACAAGCAGAAAGACATTGAATTTGACATCTTCTATTTAAGATACATGAACCGTTTGATTGAAAATCTTAAAGACAAACTTGAATGAAAAATCACACAAAGGTATATGTCAATTTCTTTGATGCACAATTTGGTGAATTCATACCTTGTGAAATGTGTGGAAAAAAAGCAGTGGACATTCATCACATTGAACCAAGACAAGCTGGTGGATCGAAACTGAAAGACAACATTGAAAATTTGATGGCACTTTGTAGAAAATGCCACATTCACTATGGTGATAAAAAGCAATACAAACAATTACTTAAAGACAAACACAATGACAAAATCAACAGAAGATTATCCAAAACTTGAAAATGGTCAAATTGACTTTATGACAATGGCTGAAAACACTTTTCCTGGACAGATAGAAGTGGCATCATATGTCAAAGGTTTAATGCGTGGATATGCACTTGACAAATCACTTCAAACTGCACAAACTTTGATGACTAAGTTGGATGAAGGAAAAACATCAGTTACAATGGCTGATATTATTCCAGAAGAAATCAGACCAGATAGTGACAAAGACACACAAAAAGACATAGAATAGATGCCATTTGAAAAAGGGAACAAACTTGCTGGAAGTAGAAAAGGCATTCCAAACAAGACAACACAAGAAATCAGAGATGCGTTCCAATTGCTTATTGAAAACAACCAAGACAAGTTTCAGTTGTGGTTGACAGAAACTGCAATTGAAGAACCAGCGAGAGCATTGGAAATCATTCTGAAGATGTCTGAATTTATTGTTCCTAAATTATCAAGAACAGATGTCAAAGCTGAAGTGACTGACAAATCTATTGTGATAAATCTTAAACCATTAGATGCCAAAAACAATTGATATAGAATTGTTTCCAAAACAAATTGAATGCTTCAATCACCTTGAAGATAAAACCACAACAGAAGTCTTGTTTGGTGGTGGTGCTGGTGGTTCAAAAACATTCACTGGTTGTCTTTGGCAAATACACAGAAGACTTCAATATCCAGGAACAAGAAGTGTGATTGGAAGGTCTAAATTGAAAAACCTTAAAGCAACAACACTGAATACATTCTTTGAAGTTGCACAAGACTTCTGTGGTCTAAGTCCAAATGAAGACTTCACCTATAATGCACAAGATTCAACAATCACATTCTTCAATGGTTCAATTATATATCTGAAAGATTTGTTTTTGTACCCAAGCGATCCAGACTTCACTTCACTTGGTGGTTTAGAAATCACAGATGCATTTGTTGATGAATGTGCTGAAGTAAGTCAAAAAGCAATCAACATCTTAAATTCAAGAATACGTTTCAAGCTGGACAAGTTTGACTTGATTCCAAAAACTTTAATGACTTGCAATCCAACAAAGACTTGGTTGTATTCTGAATTCTATAAACCATCAAAGGAACAAAGGTTGCCTGGACACAGAAAGTTCATTCAATCACTTGTGACTGACAATTCTGCAATATCTGAACACTACATCAAGCAACTTGAAAAACTTGACAAGGTATCAAAACAAAGACTTCTTTTGGGTGATTGGGAATACAATGAAGATGATGCATTGTTGTTTGACTATGATTCAATACATGATATGTTCACAAACACAATTGAAGGTGGTGTCAAGCATATCACTTGTGATGTTGCCAGATTTGGTGCAGATAAAACCGTTCTTGTCTTATGGAATGGATTGAATGCTGAACAGATTGTTTCATTTGCAAAGTCATCAGTCACAGATACAATTGAAGCAATCAAAACTATGGCACTGCAAAATGGTGTCCAAAGGTCACACATCATTGTTGATGAAGATGGTGTTGGTGGTGGTGTCAAAGATGTGTTGTCTGGATGCAAAGGTTTTGTGAACGGATCAAAGGCATTGAAATCTGAAAACTTTCAGAACTTAAAAACACAATGCTATTTCAAATTAGCAGAAATGGTCAATGCTGGTAAAATAGGAATCAAAGACACAAGACACAAACAAACCATCATTGAAGAACTTGAAATCATCAAAAGAGATAAACTTGACAAGGACACACAGAAACTTTCAATCATTCCAAAGGATACAATCAAAGCACTTCTTGGAAGGTCACCAGATTATGCAGATGCATTGATGATGCGAATGTGGTATGAAGTAAAAGGAAACTATGGCATTTATGCTTTCTGAAAGGAAAATACAAGAAAAACAACTTTAAACTTACAAATGAAAAAGACTTTCGAAATAGCAATTCCAACTGATTGGTCAGATGTATCAATCAGAAAGTATGTGAATTACATTGATTCAGTCAAGGATGTTGACCAAGAAAAAGAACTTGTTGTGAAAACAATATCTTCACTTTGCAACATACCTGGACAAGTGGTTGAAGTAATGAAGTTGAAGGATTTGAAGAAGATTCAAAGCAGTCTGCAAAAGCTGATAAGCAAACCAGTCAATAAGGATATAATAAACAAGATTGACATCAATGGTGTCATTTTCGGATTCCATCCAAACCTTGATGAAATGACAATGGGTGAATTTGTAGATGTTGAAACTTATGCAAAAGAAAACAACATTGCAAAGATGATGTCAGTTCTTTACAGACCAATTGTCAAAGAACAAGGAAACAGATATGACATTGAACCATATGACTTTGATGTTCATTCTGAAAATTCATTGCACTTTGAAAAGTTATCAATCAACATTGGAAATGCAATTGCAGTTTTTTTTTGGAATTTAGGAAAAGAGTTGTTGAACAATTTCCATCAGTCTTCAAATCAAAAGGAAAAAAATCAGTAGCATCAAACTATGGTTGGTTTAGTGTGATTGATGGATTGTCTGGTGGTGATGTATTAAAGATTAATAAAATCACAAAGTTGTCATTGATGATGTGTTTGACAAAACTTTCACTTGATGCAGACAAACAGATTGAACGTGAAAAAGAAGCAAGACAAAAGCAAAATAAAAGAAGATGATTACATACAAAGCAATAATACAATACTTTGATTCTATTGCATCACAACACCAGCAAATTGAATCTTTCACTTATGGTGAAGTCAACTTTTTTGACAAGGATAAATTCACAGAATATCCAGCTTTACATATCACACCAACTGGAACATCAATTGATGACCAAGTTCTTGTGTATGGTTTTGATGTAATTGTATTTGACAGATACAATGTTGAATCTAACAAGATGCGAAATGAAGCAAATTGCTTGTCTGATGCTTTGATGATTCTTCAAGATATATGCAAAGAAATAACAGATGGTAAATACTTTATCAATCAAGACACTTTGATTTCAATGGAATTGCCAGTCATCTGTCAACCGTTCAT